ATGAAGCCCTGGCCCCTCGCCGCCGCGCTCGCCCTCGGCGCCACCGTCGCCGGCCCCACCGCCCCCGACGGCACCGAAATCAACTGCGACCTCCCCCGCGACCTCCAAGTGAAGAACCGCGGCGGCTCCGACGGCGCCGGCCTCTGCGTCTTCGCCTCCCTCAAGCACTCCGCCCAGTGGCAGAACGTCGATGCCCTCCGCAACATCTTCGAGTGGATGTTCAAGCACCCCGGCGGCGGCTACCCCGACAAGGTCGATCGCGTCATCGCCCAGATCTGCCAGGAGAGGGGCGTCCCCAAGCCCAACTACATCCAGGTCGAGAGCCGCGATCTCGACATCTTGAGGCTCGCCTCGAAGACGGGCCGCATGCCCGCCGTCACCTACAGCTTCTCCCCGAGCGGCCGCTACGGCGGCGCCAGGATCGCCCACATGGTCTCGCTCCCCCACGCCGACGACAAGCTCTTCGGCGTCCTCGACAACAACTTCCCCGGCACGATCGAATGGATGACCCCCGCCGAGTTCCAACGCACCTACGCCGGCCGAAGCAACGGCTGGGCCGTCATCCTCCTCGACGAAGGCCCGCCTCCGCCTCCCCTCAACTGACCTCCAAGCCCGGGGCCGAGTCTTCGAGGCCCCGGGATACTCCCCTCAGAGGATCCATCATGCTCCGCGTCCTGCTCGCGCTCCTGCTCCTCGCCGTCCCCGCCTCCGCACAACCGAACTGCTGGGGCCCAGCCCTCGCGGCGACGGTCGTCGCCCAGCCCGATTCGCTCCAGTGGCACACCTGGAATCAAGACCCCGGCCGAGTCTACCTCTACCGCGGCCCCCACCAGGTCGGCGCCTACGACCTCAAGGAGCACTACTACCGCGCCTACGACGCCGCCCAGGACAAGTGGGGCGACGTCACCACGCCCCCGATCACGCCCCCTTGCTTCGGCGTCAACATCGAGAAGATCGCCCCCACGCCGCGCTACAGCGTCAACGGGAAAGAGGTGAGTCGTGAGACGGCCAACGATGTCCTCACGAACGGCCTGACCGACGACAGCAAGAAGCTCCGCGTCACCGTGACCGGCCCGCCCGAGAAGCGAAAGCAGGTCGCCGACGACCTGCGCAAGCAGACCGACGCCGACAGCTTCATCGTTCGCGATTACGACCCGAAGGCCTGGGAGATGAACTGCGGCTTCAAGACCGACGGCGACCCGACCGTCTACTGTCAGGCCCCCTCGGGAAAAGTGCTGCATCGCCAGGACGACTACCAGGGCGGCGCCGATGCCACGATCGCCGCCCTCCGCAAGGCGAAGGCCGGCTACGACCCGAAGAAGGACCCCGACCTCCGCAAGGAGCTCGTCCCGATCGTCCCCGCGTCTCTCAACTCAACCCTGCTGGCCCTCGGCGCGGGCCTCCTGGCCATGATCGCCGTCCAGCGCACTCAAGAAAGGAACCCGACCGATGCCGGCCATTGACCTCTCGCAAGTCATCATCGCGATCGTCTCCTGCGTCCTGACCTACTTCTGGAACAAGCGATCGCCGACCCCGACCGCGCCGACGCAGGATCCCGTCGCCAACCACCCGGTGATCCAGGGCATCCTCGCCACGCTGGCCCGCCTCGTCGCCAGCCCGCTGCTCACGACGCCCCAGGCCCCGCCCGGCCTCCCCGCCAACCTCCTGACGGGCCTCCTCTCGAAGCCGATCAACATCACCGTGGACGGCCAGATGTTCACGATCGACCAGAACGGCTTCCACGTGATGAACCCGTCTCCCTCACCGTCACCGGCGACCGCTACGATCCCGGTACCAAGCAAGAACTGAGGCCTCGGGCCTCCCCGACTTCGGCCTTGGACGAGAGGCACGGAGGAGGGGAGGTTATTTCATTCCATTCGTAGAACGCTACGCTCACCCGCCGGGGCCGCCCCGAGCGACGGCAGGACGCGAAAAACACTGAGCGGCGATTCAACCCATTCCCGATTCCACCAACTCTCTTCCCTCGGCCGTTACCTCGTATCGCTTTCCGTACCCGCTCACAATCCGACAAAAACTGACAACCTCCAGCTTGGCCGCAAACCCGGCGACGAGCCACCGAAGCCGGAACCCACCGTACATTTCGGGCACCAGGAAGATCCACACTTCCCGCGAACACTGAGACGGTTCCGACGAATCGTAGGCTGGACGAAACCTGTCCGTTGCTTCGCCAGCCACCATGGCGGCGAGCGACGGCAGTGGCACGCTGAATTTGTCGATCCGCTCGGCTACGCGGTGGTCTCCGCGGATGACCGAGTGGAGATTTTTTTCGATGGCTCCCAAAACTTGCTCTGGGATTGGTTGCATGCCCGCACCCGCTATTCAAGTTGCCGAACATACTGAGTAGTGCAACCGGCGCCGGTCAGCATATCATGGCGCCCGTCCGCATATCACGGCATCCATGTCCTCCGAAATGTAAAGAGCCCTCGCATCGCTGCGAAGGCTCGTTCCGCTCCGTGGTTCGCCTCGGGCTGCGGAAGACCCACTAATGCGCTATCCAGGCTCGGCTACTCACGGCTCACCGGCTCTGGGGCTTATGATGTTCGGAACTTATAGCCCCTGACCCCTGAAGCAAGGGAACTCGATTCTATCGCCATCCACTGGCACGCGAAAGTCACTCTCCGGAAAAATCTGGCATCGATACAGTCCAGGGAGTCCCCCTCACGAGGTGCCGCATGAAAGCCATCACGATCCACCAACCCTGGGCCACCCTCCTCGTCTCCGCCGAAAAGCTCTACGAAACCCGCTCCTGGCAAACCTCCCACCGCGGCCTCCTCGCCATCCACGCCGCCCGCAAGTTCACCGAAGACCTGCGCACCATCATCGGCATGGACCCCTTCTACGCCGCCCTCGCCCGCCACGGCATCACCAAGCCCATCCATCTCCCGAAGGGCGCCATCATCGGCTTCGTCGAACTCGTCGAATGCCTCCCGACCGAACAGCTCGAACTCGAAATCGCCAAGACCCAGGAAGCCACCTTCGGCGACTTCCGCCCCGGCCGCTGGGCCTGGAAGACCGCAAACCCGCGCATCCTCGCCGAACCAGTCCCGTTCCAAGGCAAGCTCGGCCTCTTCGACATCCCCGACGACCTGCTCCCCGAAATGTCACGCAAGTCAGCGTGATTGAATGTGCTGCGAAGAAAGCTGTCAGGACGTCCTGACAGCTTTCTTCCGTCCCGCCCCGGCTTCAGCCCCCTTCGAGCGCCTTTTAATGCCAGTCCGCGCCACACGAGAAGCACTGCATTGCGTTGTTGGTTCGCAGCGGCTGTCCGCACTTCGGACACGGCTTGTTCCGGTAGTTTACAGGCTTCACGCGTCGCTTCTTTTCCCTTTCCTTCCAGGGCCCATTTTTGTTCTGACTGTAGTTCTCTAGAAGTAGATAGCCGATGAGCTGGTCACGTTCCGTCTGCTCGTCTTCTTCAAGCGGATTCATTGACGCAGCCAGACACAGAAGATCACGGCTCGTCTTCAGCTTTTCTGCGTTGAGGTTCACGATCTTATCGACGAATGGCTGCTTTTCCGACGTGGCGGGCAGGGTGAACGATGCGTCTGCATCCGTTGACTCAAGTGCTGCCACTCCGGCCTCGAGTGATGCAAGAAATGTGTCGGGGTTCATTGCAATGTGGTCGAAGAGTTGGATGCCGATTGAGTCTGCCTCGCTTCGCCGCAACAGCCCGACGAAGTCCTCTGCCACCTGCTGCATGGTTGTGAATTCAGGAAAGAGTCCCTTCAGGAAAGGGACAGCTCTGGTACATCTTTCGATAGCCTCCGATGCATCCATAACGACCGTGCCTTCCTCCAGTTCGTCAAGATCGTCGGAAGAAAGAAGAGAAATCCAAAGAAGAGGAATCCAGGACACGGATTCGCCGACCTCAACAAGTTCACCGCTGGGGTCTGCCAGCAGCGACGCGCGTGTTGACATGACAAAGTCTCTTAAGAGTCGAAAGGCCCAACAGGCGAGTAGTACAGACCGGCGCCGGTCAGCCTATTTCGGCATTCGCCCTCTCACGCGACTGGCTCGGCTCAGAGGACCTCCACCGCCACCTCCGAGCAACGCGATAGGGCACGATCACCGGTCAAGAAGGCAGTCGCGCCGACCTCCACCGCTGTGGCATAGTGCAGGGCATCCGGCGTCTTGAGGTTGTACCGTGCGCGGAGTTCGGTGGCACGCTCGATCACCGCTGCGGTCAACTCGGCCAGGACCAACTCGACCCCGGCGAAGAACACGTCGTACTGGGTGAGAGTGGCGGTATCGCCTGCACGCAACGGCTTCGACCGACACTCCAGGCGGGTCAGGCGCGATGTGACCACCGACCGCGATACTCCCAGCGCCGCGGCCAACCGGGCCACGAGCGGGGCGAGTGTGGCCGCGTCCCCTTCGACCAACCGGATGACGACGTTCGCGTCGAGGTAGATCAGCGGTCACCCCACTCGTCGCGCTCGGCCCGCATTTGGGCAAGGATGTCGTCCCCGCTCCGGAGCACGGAGGCGGTGCCGAAGGCATCGGCTACCGATCCGCGTGCCGGCGGCGGTGTAGGGGTGATGACCAATTCGGCCGTTCCTTCCGCGTCAGGCAACGGGCCGTCCGCCAGGAACGTCCGCCCGACATACCGCCCGCGGACGATGAGTGTCTGGTCCATCGGATACCTCCGCGAAAACACTGTCAGGATACCACATCCCGCCCGCCCCAGAAGCCGTCCCAACCCGGACCGTGAAGCCAAGAGGCCGGATTCTACCGGCAACATCTGGCACGCGAAAGTCGCTCTCCGGAAAAAACCGGCGATGCTACGGTGCGGCAAATCTTTTCCACGAGGTGCCGCATGCGAGCGATCACGATTCATCAGCCGTGGGCCAGCTTGATCACGCTGGGCGAGAAGCGATACGAGACGCGGGCCTGGCAGACGTCGCATCGGGGTCGGGTGGCGATCCATGCGGGACGGGGGTTGCCGGCCGATGTGCGGGTCGTGCTGGGGATGCCGCCGTTCTTCGAGGTGCTGAGCCGGCATGCGATCCGGGACAATAGTCAGCTCATCCGCGGCGCCGTCATCGGCGTGGCGGAGCTGGTGGATTGCGTGCCGACCGAAACCGTCGAGCGGGAGGTCGCCGGCACCTTCGAGGAGCAGTTCGGCGATTTCCGGCCCGGGCGCTGGGCGTGGAAGATGATCGGTGCCGTCGCGTTCGCGGAGCCGGTGCCGTACCGGGGGAAACTCGGAATGTTCGACGTGCCCGATAGGATTTTGGAGCCGGCGCTGTGCGGAAGTTTGGCCGCGGCAGTCTGACGGCGGCGTGTGCCGAGGCACGCCCGAAATCGACCTGAAACACACCTCAGGCATGTCTCAGACGATCCGAAAGTCACCGCGGTGGTCCGCCAAGGACACGGCCGGCGCGGCTTGCTCGAGTTGCCGCGGTTCGTCGTTAACCATTTGGGTCGTCGTGAGTTTAGGGTCGATTCGTGAGTATCGCGTCAAAGTCACGTGGCGTAGTGGCTGGGCGTTGGCGTGTAATGACTTTACGGCGAATACTCCATGTTTGGTGCGTGCGCTCGCAAAGTCACGGAACATAGTCCACGACCCCCCTTCTGGTCTGAATTACGTCTCGGTTGAAGCAGCTTCGTTCAGGTGTTGGCACTTTTCCTCTGCACCGATCGCAGGACTGCTTGGGACAGTCACTTCATGAAGAACCGCATCAAAGAGCACCGCAAGGTCCGCGTCGGCGACCTCGTGCCGCATGAACTCAATCCGCGCGTCCACGGCGAGGACCAGCGGGAAGCCCTCCAAGCTCTCCTCGGCGAAATCGGCTTCGCCCGCTCGGTCCTCGCCTACGAACTACTCGACGGCCGCCTCAAGCTGATCGACGGCCACCTGCGCCAGTCGGAACTCGATCCCGACGAGATGATCGACGTCGAGATCCTCGACGTGAACGACGACGAAGCGCGCAAGCTCCTCCTGTCGATCGACCCGCTCGCGCAGCTCGCCGACTACGACGACAAGTGTCTCGACGAACTCCGGCAAGTGGCGGCGACCGACAACGCGACCCTCGGTGCTCTATGGGCGAGCCTCGGCAGGAAGGACGAAGCGATTCGCCGCCAACTCGATCGGACGGCCCGCGAGCGGCCGGCGGCGCCGGAGGTGCCGGAGCAATTCCTCGTCTTGATCGAGTGCTCCTCCGAACAGGAGCAGATCAAGCTCCTCCGCCGCCTCAAACAAGAGGGGCTCCGAGCCACGGCCCGGACGTCCTAGCCGTCTTCGACGCCTGGAAGATGGCGCGCTTCATCGCCTGGGGAGCCGCCCCGACGTGGGCGATCCCGTTCGATCAGCTCGAACCTGGATGGCAGACCTTCTTCATCAAGCTCGCCGAGGCTCTCCGTGCGAATCCGCGTTTCAAGTCCGGTCACCGAGACGCCGCGCGTCCTGCAGGTCCGCGGGATCTTCGACCTGTCCGAAGCGAAAGCCTCTTCGATTGAGTGGGACGTCCAGCTCCCTCTCGCCGAGAAGCCGTGGAACCTCGGCCTCATCACCGGCCCCTCAGGCTGCGGCAAGAGCACCATCGCCCGCCACTTCTGGCCCGGCGCCGACGATCCCGCGACCTGGCCGACCGACTGCTCGATCCTCGACGCCTTCCCCGAATCGCTCGGCATCAAGGACGTCACCGAGCTGCTATCGTCGGTCGGCTTCAGCAGCCCGCCGGCGTGGCTCCGCCCCTTCCACGTCCTCAGCACAGGCCAGCAGTTCCGCGTCACCCTCGCCCGCCTCCTCGCCGAGGCCCTCGCCCACCCGACCTCGCGACCGATCGTCTTCGACGAATACACGTCCGTCGTCGATCGCACCGTCGCCCAGGTCGGCTCGGCCGCGGTAGCGAAGGTGATCCGCCGCCGCAAGCTGCAGTTCGTCGCGGTCACGTGTCACGAAGACGTCGAGGATTGGCTTCAGCCCGATTGGGTCTATCGACCGGCGGAGAACGTCTTCGCATGGAGGTCGCTTCGGCGTCGCCCCACGATCGAGCTCGAACTCTTCCGCTGCCACCCTACGGCGTGGCCGCTATTCGCACCGCATCACTATCTGAGCGGAGCGCTGGCCTCCGCCGCCGTCTGCTTCCTCGCCACCTGGCGCGGCCGGCCCGTCACGTTCTCCGCGTGGCTCCCCTTCTTCGGAGCCGGCCCACCCACGCGCCGCGAGCATCGCACCGTCACGCTGCCGGACTACCAGGGCGTCGGCATCGGCAACGTCGTGTCGGCCACGATCGCCGCGATGTGGAAGGCGCTCGACCTACGAGCCACCTCGACGACGACGCACCCCGCGATGATCGCCGCGCGCCGGCGTTCGCCCCTCTGGCGCATGACCCGGGCTCCCTCGATGTCCGCGTCCGGCGACATCATCCAACATGCCAGCACGCGGCTCACGGCCGGCTTCGAGTACGTCGGCCCGCCGCTCGGCAAGTTGATCGCGAAGGCCCTCCACGCATGAAGAACCTCAAGCTGACTCCCGATCTCGAAAACGCGATCCTGGCGTCGATCCGCGCCGGCGGTTATCCGCACGTCGCCGCCGCCGCGTGGGGCATCACCGAACCCGTCTTCGACGACTGGCTCCGCCGCGGCCGCCAGCGCCGTGGGCGTGAGCCGTACCGCAGCTTTCTCCGCAAGGTCGAACAGGCGAAGGCCCAGGCCCGCCTCAAAGCCGAGATGGCGGCGATGGAGAACGACCCGCGCTTCTGGCTCAAGAACGGCCCCGGTCGCGACGTCCCCGGCAAACCCGGCTGGGCCGCGATGGTCCGCCCAATCCTGACCGCGAATCAGCAGACCATCAACCTCTTCACGTCGCCCGACTTCCTCCAGTTCATGGCGACGCTCCGCGCCGTTCTCGCTCCGTTTCCGGAGGCCCTGAACGCCGTGACAACGGCGATCGAGTCGCCACAGCCTGACCTCATTGAGCTTTCACCGAAAACCGCCGAAGCGCAAGAGAAGTGAGCTACGTCGCCCTACGGCGCTTCCACGCAATCGTTGGGATGCTGAGACGTTTCTCTGGATTTCCGTTCCATTCGACGGAGAACCCGTGCTGCTCCAGGACCTCTTTTATGAATCGACCGACCTCCCCTTTCTTTTCCTTGTCGTCCTTGAGATCACCGAACGCAATCATCAGTCCCCCGCCCACGACGGCGCGTTCCATGTCCTGCCCGTGATAGAAACAGTAGCCGATGACACCGGTGCGTCCCCGCTCACCGAGCGCCTGGGAAACATCCTCAAGGCCATCGGTCATCGTGTAGCCCGCGTTCTGCAATGCAACGACGCCACGAGAGTTCAGGTCGTCGAAAGCCGCATCCAGTCGGTCGCAATCCGTTTCAACCGGCCAAGACTCCTCTGCGGTGATCTTCTTCTCGAACTCCGGCTGGACCGCCGCCCGGAGCATCGCTTCATCGGCATCCGGTTCCAGAATGTCGTCGATCATCGCGTTGACGTCGCTCGGAGAATAAAACCCCGACCACACCCATTTCTTAATCGCATCCAGGATGTATTCGTCAGCTTCGCTCATCGGATGCCCCCTTGGCCTCTCGTCGCCTATCGCCTCCTCAACAAAGTACCGCTCCTCCTGGTGGTAGGTCAAACGAGAGAATCCGACCTCCGCCAGAGCCGAAGCAAAGTGATCCCTTGAAGGAGTGAGAGAGGGAGAGAGACGAGCCGAGGCCCCTGGAGCCTGCTCCGGGGGCCTCGTCGTTTTCCCTCAGAAAGGACTCCCCCATGTGCGAGCCCCTTTTGGATCTTCTCGCCCTGTTCATCGGCGTGTGCCTCAGCCTCGTTTCAAGGAGACCGTCTCATGAAAGCGCTCACGATTCGCCAGCCCTTCGCCCACCTCATCGTCACCGGGCGAAAGCGCCTGGAGACGCGCAAGTGGCTCACGAGCTACCGCGGCCCGCTCCTCATCCACGCGGCCCGTAGCGTTCACGAGGAGCCCATCCCTGGCGTCGCGATCGACCTCGCCAGCCTGCCGCTCGGCGCCATCATCGGCATGGTCCGCCTCTCCGCATGTTTTTCGCCGCTCGAACTCACCAGCGACGTCGGACATCGCCTCGCCACCCAGCTCCTGACACCGACCGAACGCAGCTTCGGCTACTTCGGCCCCGGCTGGTACGCGTGGGAGTTACAGGACCCCGTCGAGTTCAAGACGCCGCTCCCGTGCCCCGGAAACATCAACCTCTGGGCTCCGTCGCGCGTCCTCCACGACAAGATTTTGCGACTGACACCCAACGACATCACTCGGCATCGCGCTAGTGAATTGAAGTCGGCGTCGTGATTTTGTTACGGTCGAATCAGGAACAAGAGAGACACACATGTGCGCGAATTGTCACGTCGTCAGCGTGGCGGTGGAGTTCAACTCGCTCGCCGCGATCGAGGCCGCCTGCAAGCGGCTCGGCTGGAACTTTCGCAAGGGCCAGCGGACCTATCGATGGGTCGGCCGCTGGTACGACGACAGCCCCGTCCCTCGCAACCTCTTCGCCAGTGCCGAGGAGTACGAGCGCGTCTGTGCGATGAGCCGGAACGAGCGGTGTGCGTTCATGCCCACCATTCTCGGCCACTGCACGCACGCGATCGACATTCCCGGCAAGGGCGAGATCGGCATCATCGAGCGTGCCGGCAAATTCATCCCGATCTGGGACTACTACTCGCAACAACTCAACGACGTTCGTCCTGAGAACGGCATCGCCGGCTTCGTTCAAGCCTACGCCGTCGAACGAGCCAAGATCGAAGCGACGCTGCACGGCAACTTCTGCGTCGAGCAGCAACAGGACGACGGCATCATCCAGCTCCGCGTTCAGGTCCCCGACTTCTGAGGAGCCATCCATGGCTGAGGTGCTCATCACCATCAAGCCGACCGGCGAGACGCACGTCGAAGCCGTCGGCTACCAGGGCGCATCGTGCTCGTTGGCGACGGCCCCCTACATCCACGCCCTCGGAGTGGCCAACGGCCAGCTCCCGAAGCCCGAGATGTTCCAGGAACAAGCTCAACACCAAGAGGTCCAGCAATGACTCTGCACCAGCAGCTTCTCGACTACGTCAACGCCGCCTTCACCGGGCTTTGGATCCACACTCGCGAGCCCGACGAGGCGGCGAAGGAGATCCGCCAGCTCGCCGCGGAGCAGAAGTGGCATCTCCATGAATGGGACGTCGCTCGTGGCGACCACACGAGCGGCCAGTGGCCCAAGGATCCCGAGGCCCCGCTCAAGGCACTCTCGACGCTCGCGCCGCCCGGTACCGACGCGACCACGCTCCTCGTGCTGCACAACTTCCATCTGTTCCTCAAGAACCCGGTCATCGTGCAGCAACTCTTCAACTCGATCCTCGAAGGCAAGACGACGCGAGCCTTCCTCGTGTTGCTCGCCCCCGTCGTGCAAATCCCGCTCGAACTGGAGAAGGTGTTCGTCGTCGTCGAGCATCAGCTCCCCGATCAAACGACCCTCGCCAAGATCGCTGTCGAGCTGGAGGACGAGGGCGGCCAGGTCCACGAGCCGAAAGCCATCACGGCCGCCGCCGGCCTGACGCGTTACGAGGCCGAGGGCGCCTTCGCCCTATCGATCGCCCGCCACGGTCAACTCAACCCGGCCGAGGTGTGGGAGCTGAAGGAGTCGATGCTCAAGAAGTCGGGCCTGCTCCAGATGCACCGAGGCAAGGAGCGATTCGACGACCTCGGCGGCCTCGCCGCGCTCAAGCACTTCTGCCGCCGCGCTCTCCAGCCCGGTCGATGCGTCCGACCTAGGGGCGTCCTCCTCTTCGGGGTCCCGGGCACTGGCAAGTCGGCGTTCGCGAAGGCACTCGGCAACGAGACAGGTCGGAAGGTGCTCAGTCTCGATCTCGGCAGCATGAAGGGCTCGCTCGTCGGCCAGTCCGAGGAGCGCATTCGTCAGGCCCTGAAGGTCGCGGACGCGATGGCGCCCTGCGTCCTCTTCGTCGATGAGGTCGAGAAGGCGCTCGCCGGTGCCGCCAGCGGCTACCAGGGCGATGGCGGCGTCGCCGCCGACCAGTTCGGCACGCTCCTCACCTGGCTCAACGACCACGAGAGCGACGTCTTCTTCATCTGCACAAGCAACGACGTGTCGAAGCTCCCGCCCGAATTCTGCCGGGCCGAGCGTTTCGACGGCATCTTCTTCATCGACCTGCCGACCGCGGAGGAACGCCACGCCATCTGGGCCATGTATCACGACCGATTCACGCTCGACCCCGAGATCCGTCAGTACCCGACCGACACGAGCTGGACCGGAGCCGAGATCCGCGCCTGTTGCCGCCTGTCCGCCCTGCTCGGCGTCTCGCTTGACGAAGCCGCCAAGAACGTCGTCCCCGTCGCCGTCACCGCGGCCGACAAAGTGACCGCCCTGCGCGAATGGGCCAGCGGTCGCTGCCTCAACGCCTCTGTCACCGGCATCTACCACCACCAGGCCACGAAGCCCGCCACCAACGGTCGGCGGGCCATCACTCGGAAGGAGAACCCCTGTGCTAACTGAGAAGCCCCGGCTCGAAGTCCACCCATCCGGCGTCCCGGCGACGATCCTCCCCGTCGCAGCTCGCGGCGTCGGCGTCACCAGCGGCAAGCCGCCCGTCATCGGCGTCATTCTCTCGCCCCTCCATCAGCCCGCTCGAACCTTCGTCTTCGGCCTCTGCGAGTCCGACGCGATCTTCCTTCGCGATTGTCTCACGACCGCCCTCGAAGCCCAGAAGGCCCAACGGAGCAACAGCAACTGATGATCTACCTCCTCTCTCTCCCCTGTCGCCACTGTCACGAGGCCGAGCCCCTCAACGATCTCGGGCTCTGCTCGCACTGCTACCACACGAAGGGCATTCGCCGGCTCTACGTCAAGAAACGCCACGGCTGGAGTCCGGCCTGGGAGTCGCGGATCGAACAGCTCGCGCTCCGGGCCGCGCTCCGCCTTCACCTTTTTCCTCTGGAGGCCTTCGATGAAGACCGTCTCGCAGCTCGCGTCGGAACTGCGCGCCAACACTACGGCTGTCAGACTCTCGTTCTCCTGGCTCGGCACCCGCAAGACGCTCAACCCCGACCAGCGGGCACGAGCGGCGAGCCCCTTCAACGCGGACAAGAACAGCCTCAGTGCCACGCAGAAGCTGTTTGACACCCGCCACCCCGCATTCGCCCGCCTCACGCGGCTGAAGACGGACATCGCCGACCACTGGCGGCTCTCGACGTTGCCCTACACCGAGGACGGCATCCGCCTCCTCAAGAAGGGGCAAGTCGCCGACTTCACGGCGCGGATGGACGAGTTCCGAGCCGAGTTCGACGACGCCGTCGCCAATCTCGAAACGTGCCTCGACGAACTCAAGGACGAGGCGGCGAAGCGGCTCGGCGATCTCTACGACGCCGGCAACTATCCGGCGTCGGTGAAGGAGCACTTCGGCTTCGAGTGGAGCTTCCCGTCGATCGAGCCGCCCGACTACCTCGCCCAGCTCGCGCCGGCGGTGTACCAGGCGGAGCAGCAGAAGATCCAGGCCCGCCTCCAGGAGGCGGTCAACCTCGCGGAGACGGCGTTTCTCACCGAGTTCAAGGAGATGATCGACGCCCTGCACGAACGCCTCACGCCCGGGCCCGACGGGGTGAAGAAGGTGTTTCGCGACAGTGCGGTCCACAACCTCGGCGAGTTCTTCCAGCGCTTCAAGGCGATGCATCTCGGCTCGAGCGACGACCTGGAGAAGCTCGTCGCCGACGCCGAGGCTCTGGTGAAGGGGATCACGCCCCAGGAGCTGCGCGACCACGATCTGCTCCGTCAGGTGATCGCCTCCGATCTCGGCACCCTCGCGGACAAGCTCACGCCACTCGTCGTCAAGCAACCACGTCGCAAGATCATCAAGCCCAAGGTCCCGGAGGTTCACCATGCGTCGCCGCAAGAAGTCGCTGCTGCCTGACGAGGGAGAGCACACGCACCTGCACTCCATCTACTGTCCCCTGTGCAACTCGCCGATGACCGGCCGCGTCGGCCGGCAGGGATTCTACTTCCACTGTCTGTGTCACGAGAGGAACGCCCATGACTGCGCTGATGAATCGAACGGTCCCGCCCCGGCCGAGTCGCAACGGGGGCGAGTTCAGCCTCGACCGCGTCGCCACGCGGGGACGGAAGCTGCCTAACCGCATCGTCCTCCACGCCAAGGCCGGCTGGGGCAAGACGAGCTTCGCGGCCCAGGTCCCCGGCGTCGTCTTCCTGATGATCGCCGAGGAGACCGGCCTGTGGACGCTGATGGACAGCGGCCAGCTCGCCGACGACGTCGCCCACTTCCCGCAGCCGGCGTGGGCGAAGCACGACCTGGAACTCGCCATCGCGGAACTCGCCGCCAAGGATCATGCGTACAAGGCCGTCTGCATCGACTCGATCACGCTCGTCGAGAAGCTCCTGCACGAGAAGACGTGCCGCGAGAAGTTCAACGACGACTGGAGCGAGAAGGGCTTCAACGGCTTCGATCGCGGTCCGAAGGCGGCGGCTCCCGAGTGGGACTCGATCCTCCAGAGTCTCGACCGGCTCCGCGAGCGCGGCATGGGCGTGATCCTGCTCGCTCATTCCAAGGTCAACGCCTTCAAGAACCCCGAAGGCCCCGACTACGAACGCTGGACTCCCGCCCTCAGCAAGTACAGTTGGGAGCGGGTCGGCAACTGGGCCGACATGGTCCTCTTCGGCAACTTCGAGACGTTCGCCGAGAAGGAGAACAAGCTCGACCGCAAGGCGAAGGCGACCGGCGGCCAGAAGCGCATCCTCCTGACCGAGCATCACGCCGCCTACGACGCGAAGAATCGCCACGGTCTCCCCGAGGAGATCGACTGCGGCGATTCCGCGAAATCGGCCTGGGCCAACTTCAAGGCCGCACTGCAAAATCAATCGAGCAAGTAACCCGCATCTCTCACTCAAGGAACGTCGTCATGGCCGCCTACTTCGAGCAAGGCAAGTACAAGGTCCGCATCGAGGCTCAGTCGCTCGGCGAGAACAGCAAGGGCAACCCCGAGCTGCAGCTCCGGCTCAAGATCCTCGGCTACTACGAGAAGAACGAGTTCTGCGAGATCGACGCCGAGTATCCGCGGACGGTCTACCTCGTCCTGACCGACGCGACGATCGGCACGAGCGACAAGCCCGGCTGGGTCCTGCAGGTGCTTCGCGCCCTCAACTTCAACGGCACGAGCTTCGCGCAGCTCGACCCCGAGCACAAGGACGCCGTCTCGTTCGTCGGTCTGGAGGTCGATGCCCGCTGCGACCACGAGACGTGGCAGGGCAAGGAGCGCGAGAAGTGGAGCATCCTCCGCGACGGCGGCGGCTCCACGAAGGCCCGCAAGCCCCTCGAAAAGAAGAGCCTCCGCGCCCTCGACGCCAAGTTCAGCAAGCTGCTCAAGGCGACCCGGCCCGAGCCCGCCCTGGCCGGCGTGGGCGCCGGCGACCTCGATCCGCCGCCGCCGGGCCGCAGCGACGAAGAGATCCCGTTCTGAGCGTCATGCACATCCCGCTCGATCCCATGCCCCGCCTCACCCGCGGGGCTTTTTCATGAGGCATCGCCATGAAGCCACAGACCGCCCGTCACAAGGTTTGGTGCCCGCTCTGTCGAGACGTCTACGTCGCCGAGATCACACGCAACGCCGCCAAGCCGAACAAGTTCTTCGGCTTCCCGGAACTCGCACACCCGGCCTGCCTGAGTCGCCCCCGCAAGCGACCACGAAAGGGGATGACATGACCCTGAAACTCGAAGCCCTCACGAAGGGCGGCCGAGTCTACACCCTTGAGCCCTACTTCGTTCTCGATGCTCGCTTCTGCCGAAAACGCCACCCTCACCTCCGCTGGAAAGGCCTCATGGACGGCCAATCATGGGGCCTCTTTCGCACCCGCAAAGAGTTCGAGCTCGCCGTCGAGTTGGAACCGGACTACGCCCCGCGCGGCCCCCACGCCCGCGCCACCGAGATTGCGGAACTGCTCTCGACGATGGACGGGAATCGACTCCTCCAAAAGATCACGGAGGCTGCCCGTGGCAAGTATCTACAAGCCGACACTTCGTGACCCAGAGACCGGCAAACGCCAGAAGTGCCAACATTGGCGTATCGCGTTCAAGGACGAGAACGGCAAGCGCCGCACGGTGCGAGGCTACAAGGACAAGGCGGCGACGGAAGCGCTGGCCCGCGACATCGAGCGCCGCGTCGAACGCATCAAGGCGGGGTTGCCCGTTGAGCGGAAGGAACGCACGCAGCAACCGCTCGAAGATGCCATCAACGCGTTCCTTGACGACCTTGCACGTCGCGGTTGTGGCCCTCAGAAGTTCCATCATTACGAGTGCAAGCGGCTCCTGACCAAGATCCGAGAGGCCTGCAACTGGAAGTCTCTCGCGACAATTCGCGCCGACGACTTCTCCAAGTTTCTCGCGAACCTCTCGAAGCTCGGCAAGTCGCCGCGGACCCTCAACCGCCATCACGAAACCCTTCGCAACTTCCTGAACTGGACGATCCAACAAGGGTGGCTCGAAGCCTCCCCGATCGCTCGCCTCCAAATGACCCCCGTTGGTCAGGCCGGCCGCCGACGCAGGCGACGTGCCTACACGATCGAGGAATGGCACCGACTCCTCGACAACGCAGGCTCGCGCCGAGCCATTTATCTCATCGCGAGTCTGTCGGGACTTCGCCGCTCCGAGCTACTTCGCCTCGAAAAGCGGGACGTCCAGCCCATGCGTTGGACCTTGCGAGCCGAGATCACCAAGAATGGCCGCGCCGAGAACATCCCGATGCTCGAGGAATGTTGGGAGGAGCTGAAACCGATTTGGGAGGCCGCGCGTGGACCGACGGACAAGCTATTTCCGAGTCTTCCCGCAATGGCAACGTTGCACGACGACCTGGAGCGAGCGCGAATCCCACGAAAGGACCCAGAGGGCCGCTGGGTCGATTTCCATTCCCTCCGCTACTTCTTCTGCACCCTGCTGGCCAAGAAGCTTCCGATTCAGATGGTTCGTCTGCTCATGCGCCATCGCGACATCACGATGACCTGCAATCTCTACATGGACCTCGGACTTACGGACCTCAACCAAGCCATCCTGGCACTCCCACGAGTCCTGGAGCCTTCGACCACCAACATCACCGCGAGCGCCGACGCCTCGCAAAACGAACCCGCGCTCCAGCAGGCGCTCAATGAATCGACCGCGTTGCGAAAATCAGACTTCAGTTGA